CCCAGTTAACGACCCGTTCGATCACGATCACAGCAGCCGGGTCAAGATCACGACCAATGATGTACCAATACGGCCAAGCGGCAGCGTCAAGCCCATGTGCCCACTGGGTGGCGAACACATTCGGAGCTTGATAGAAGCCTTTCGCACCGTTCAAGTTGACATCGGCCGGATTGACATAGACGAAAGAGGATGTGCCAACAGGAGCCCAATTAGACTCTGCGGCGACACCTTCCGCCATCTCCGGTGAGGTGAAGACCTGGGCTCCAGCAATCTGTGACGCCTTCTCAACTGTTCCATTGAACAAATCGTTAAACGTTCCAGAGGGCATGACTGGACAGTCACCCGGGTTGCATGGAGCCACTACAAATGCACCCTGTGCGGTGAGTTGTGGTCCTGTGTATCGAACGCGAATTCCCGCTGAAACCGGTCGAAGACCGGAACAGGTAGCCGCGAATTCATTCTGCGCTTGCACGGAAGAGATGTCATTTAAGAGAATCGCGCCTCCAACACCCCACTCCGCAGCGTCGAGGTTAGCAAGTGCATTAGCACCTAAGAACGCGAGGTCGCTGTAGAGTCCGGGAGACACAACACAGGCGATTGAGTGAGAGCCATTGATAGTATGCGCCGCTGCAAGTTCGAAAGTAGCGACCTGTTGAACGGTCGCCGAGATGGACGTATCCTCATCAGGTACTCGAGCGGTGTAATGCCAAGGGTCTGCAAGAGACGCAAGGTAGCCATTTCCTCCTCGCTGACGAGAGGCGTTCCGGTCACTTGCGTCGCGCCGTTGCTGTGCTTTCTTGAGGGCTGCGAGTTCTCTCTCAACCACATTCTTGCTCTTCTTTGTCATTCTTAGAGGGCTTGTCAAACCTCCACCATCCGACTGTATTCCCGTCATCCGTGTCAGGACCTCTGCCGGGGTCTTGAGGAGCGGCAGCTTCTGAGTGCTTTCCTCCGAGAGCTCGGCGTAAAGTGTCTTGAGAGCAATCCACATGTGCCGGTGGTCAGGAAAGTAATGCAGGTGTGCCATTTCGTTAGACAGGTTTACTAGCTTTTGACATTTCTCCGCGATAGTCCAATTCTTCCCCATATACGCCATAGATACAGAGACCTTGGCGTAGTTCGGAACTGGGACAAAGTAAGATGTAGTGGGGTCTCGAACGAAGGTCTGGGACAGATAGCAACATGACTCAGGATCTGTCCCTTCTTCCGTGTCGAAGATCAGGCGAACGCCATGGACGGCAGCCTGTTGACGAATAAAAGTAAACGTCCACCCGTCCCGAAGGAGCGGGTTTGTGATAGTCAGAAGACCATCATCGCCTAGGATGTCCAACGTGACGTGCTTCTTCCAAAGGAAGTAGATGTCGTCAGTGGTGTACTCTGGGTATTTCGCATGCATGAAGCTGACAAACGTGTCGACAATGTTATATAGAGTCGTAATGCAATTGTCGGTAGTCGTCATTCCTTGACCGGAAGGGTTTCCGAGGTGCTTCATGAGCAAGACACCGTCACCCATAAGCAACTGGCTATGCTGAATCTCGAAATAGACCATATCGACAAGGTCGTGGTACTGAGGCTGATGGACAGACTTACGAATGTCCTTGACACAGTCGTAGTGCCA